GAGTAGTCCGTCTCGCCACCAATGGGGTCGGAGTCGGCGGACACCGGGGTCGTGCGGGCGGCGTCCGTGTACAGCCCGCCGTCGGCCTTGAGCCACAGGGCCGGCGACAGGGCGAGCGGCGTCCACGCCGACGCCCGTACACTCCCGCCCAACACCACAGGCAGAAACATGAGCGCCCCCGGTTAGTACAGGACGAGGACGTTGATTTTGTCGCCGCTGGTGCCGGCCTTGTAACTCAGGTGCGACAGGTCATCAACCCACAGCGTCGGCGCGAACGAGCCGGCCGTCAGGCTGATGCCGGCCGTGCAGCCGGTGCCGAGGATCTGCATCGCCGACGTGTTCGAACTGTCGGCCTGGAGGTAAACCAGCCGAGCCGCGTGCGCGCTGAACGCGGTCACGTTGGTGCTGGTGCTCGTCACCTGCGTCGAGTAACTGTTTGCCATCACGTCTTGCATGGTTCGTTCCCCTCGGTGTCTTCCGGCGAGTATCCCACACATTTCGGGCCGCACCCCTGACAGCGACACACCGGATTCCCCAGCGGTGCCGTCGGGTGCTCGCACGCCCGCCAGTCGCGGTTACTGCCCGCGACGTACACCCGGCTGCCCCGGTACTGGCACTCGGCCGCCGCCGTCAGTCCGGCCAACTGGCACAGCCGACACACCACCCCGGCGTGACACCCGCACCCGGCGGGACGGTCGGTCATTGCGTCACCGTAAACGTCTTGGTCGTGCCGATGCACCCGCAGTTCACCAGCTCCGAGAACGACACGTCCCACGAGTACCGGAACGGAACGTCAAGCGCAGCGTCCCCGCACGACACCAGCGTCCCGTTCGAGGAGGTCATGGTGCAACTCGGGTCTACCACCTGCGGAATGTTCCCGTAGTACCACGCCCCCGATTCACACTTCAGGTACGGGCAGATGGTCCCGCACCCCGGCACGACGATGGCCCCCGTACTCCACCCCCACCCGGCCCCGCTTATCAGGCTCAAGTCCTGATACGTCATCGGGTACGACCCGCCGCCGCCGCTCACGGTCAGGTACAGCAGTTCGGGCAACAGGTTGGCGCAACAACTCGTCGAGACCGTCGGATCTCCGGTCGTACACGCGGCGCTACACTCGGCCAGCGACCCGTAAGGACCGGACGCCCCGCCCGGCGGCGTGCCGCCGTAGGCCACCTCCGTACACACGCCGGCATCGCAGTACCACGACGACGCCGGGGCGGGCCAGTCGGGGTTGTCCCCGATCGCCGGGTCGCCGTCCGCGCAGCACAGCAGCACGCAGCAGAGTTTTTGCCCGGTGCCCGTCTCCCGCCACAGGATCGTCGCGGTTCCGTTGCCCGCCGCCGCCGAGTTCATGTACCCGGTTTCCCCGACCTTGATGACCGCCGACGTATGCGCCGCGTCGGTGATGTCCACCACCACATGCGCCACCCCCATAATCACCGCCCGGCCCGTCGTCCCGTCGGGGATCGGCTCGATGAGCACCGCCGGCGTCCCGCTCGCCGAGGTCGGCACGATGCCGAGGAGGGCCGGCTCCCGTTGCAGGTCGTCGACGTACACCGACGGGGACAGCAGCGGGTACGACACCTGCACCACGTCCCGCACGTCGAGGTCCGCCCCGGTGTCGTTCTGGACCGTGATCTCCAGCGCGCCCGGCCGCTGCCGGTAGCCGCTGACGCCGGCCCCGGTGCGGGCGGACTTGCGGGCCTGCCGTGCCGCCTCCGTCCAAGCGTTCGCCGTGGTCGCCTTGAGCGAGCCGATCGAGTCGCCGGGGGCGAACGATTGCAGCGGGTCGCTTGCCATTTACGCTCCGATCTCCAACGACGCGAAGGAAACGGTCGGGTACACCTGCTGGACGTAGGCGGCTTCCGGCAGCAGCCGTTTCACGCCGCCGACGAATGAGTCGAAGTATTGCACCCAGACGTAATCCCATCCCTTCTTGACCGGCACCGTGATCTGAGCCGCGCCGTTCTCGTCGCGGGCAATCACCTTGTTCACCTCGTTCGGGGTGACGGAGAACTTGTGCGTGATCTGCCACAGGTCGTTGACCGTGAACCGCCCCTCGGCCCCCAGGTACAGGACCTCCCCGGCGGCGAACCCGTAGAAGGGCGCGTCGTTGACGCAGCCCGTCGCGTAGAACAGTTGCGAGAAGTAAAACAACGTCACGTTGTTCCGCCGAACGTCGAGACTCCACTCCCCTTGCCGGCTCACGATGTCCACGCCTTCCGCGCCGTCGTCGGTGACGTTGACGGCCCCGTGATGGTCCTTCAGTTGCCGGCCGGCGGCGATGGCGGGGAGACTTCGCGTGATGCTCCGCGTCTCGATGGCCTGATAAATCTTGGTCGTGCCGCCGCCAGTCGAGAACGCGAAGCCGGGGCCGATGGGTGTACTCGGGTCGGGCGCGAGGGGCTGAGCCGGCCCGTCCCCGCCGTCCAGTCCGGGATTCTGGATGGCTTCGCCGGGCGGGATGGGGCTGTAATCAATCTCCACGTCCCAGTACGGGCCGCCGCCGCGAGGGGAAACGCGAATCGCCGAGCGGAACAGGGTGCCGAAGTAGCTCACCGTCGTGTCGAGGACGGCGGCCTGGTACACCTCGGCCTCCGACGTGCTGCCGGTGGCCAACAGCCGCGCGGTCATGCCGCCGCCGTTACGGTCCACCGTCACGCGGCGGGAGTCCACCAGTTCGTACAACGACACCGCCACGGAAACACCTCAGCGGAACCGAAGGAGTAATTGCCCGGCCTTGACCCCGTCGGCCACGACCTTCATGTCGGCCGCGATCTTTTCCAGCGTGCCGAGTTGCTTTTTCTGAATCTCGGTCTGGTCCACCCGGCCGAACTGCTGACCGGCGTCCCCGAGCAGGCGGAACGCGCCGCGGGTGGCCACGATCCGGCGGGACAGTTCCTCGACGGGGCGGGCCTCCGGTCGCTGCTGGGCCTGCCGCACCAAGTCCGCCAGCCGCTTCCGGGCTTGATCGGCCTCGGCTTGCGCGGCGTCAATTTGTTCTTGACGGAACGCGCGGTCGGCGTCCCGCTGTTCGTTGCGGGCGCGGGCGGCGGCGTCGATCGCCCCGCCGGGGCCGGCCTCGCCGACGACCGCACCGACGATCCCCTCGCCCCGGAACAGCCGCTTCAGGAGCCCGGAGTCGAACGCGGCCAGGAATCCGGCCTTGATGTCCCGTAGCCCGTCGAGGACGAAGTTTTTGAAGTCCACCCAGAGGCCGGTCATTTCGAGCGAAAACCGTTTCCAGACGGCCAACGCCCCGGCCGTGGCCACCTCCCACGCGAGCGACAGGTCGCCCTTCGCAATGGCCGCGATGATCCCGGAGAAGGTGTCCGACGCCAGCCCGCCGATATCGCCGAAGAAGGCGACCGCCGCCGCCGTCGTTTCCGGGAACACGTTTTTCGCTAGCCGGTACAGCGCGTACCCGATGCCGGCCACGGCCCCGGAGATCAGCACCAGCGGCGACAGGGCTACTTTCGCGGCCGTCCCGAGGGCGAACATTCCCACGCCCAGCGCCGTCACCCCGGCCGCCGCCACCGTCGCCACGGTGAGCAATTCGGCGTTCAGTTGGACGAACTTGGCGAACCCCTGGATGATCGGCCCGAGGGTGCGAATCAGCGGGAGAAGAGCGGCCTGGATGTTGATCCACGCCCCGGCCAGCGACCGGGACGCCTCGGCCGCCTGCTTGATCGTGTCCACGTCGAAAACCGTCGCCTGGTCCATCAGCCCGGCGTACTTTTCCGGCTTCCGCAATACGTCCTCGACCGACACCCCGGCGGCGTCGGCGGCGAACTTCAGCCGTTGCATCTGCTCGACGCTGAACCCCAACTGTTCGGCCATGTCCTCGATCTGGGCCGCCCGGTTTATCCCGGCCCCGAACAGCCCGGCCAGTGGGGTCAGCCCGGCGACCCCGGCGAACGCCGTCACCTTGCCGACTCGGGCCAACGACGCCGCGAACGCCCGCGTCTTCGCCAGCAGCCCGGCCAACTGCTGCGACAGCCGGTCGCGGGCCGACACCTCGACGTAGGCACCCCCGGCGCGAACGTCGTTCGCACGCCCCCCGCCCCCGCCGCTCGCCGGTCCTACTGGCACTCCGGAGCCTCCGGTTTCTTGAACACGTTTTTGCCGAACAGCCCCACACCGACGGCCGCCCAGAACCGCTGCTTTTCGTGCGACTGCCGCACCGCCAGTTCCGTCGCCGTCCAGACCCGATACGGGTTGATCTCGGTCGGGTCGAGTTTGGTCCCGAACATCGCGGCCACGCTCGCCACCTGCCACGCGGTCAGTTCGCCGAGGAACCGCTTCCGCTCCTCGGCCATCAGCGACAACTCGCCCAGCGTCAGCGGGCCGGGGTCAACACCGACAATTCCGGCGAGCCGGTAGCAGTCGGCGAGAAGGTCACGGCGTCGATCTCCTTCATTGCCGCCTTGATCGCTTCCGCCTGCACCTGTTCCGTCTTCGCCGCCAGCGCCGTCAGCGCCTCCCGCTGGCGGCTCGGGCAAAAACTGATAAACGCGCCCTGGAACGCCTCGGCCGCATGATGGATCGCATCCCCGACCAGGCTTTCGAGGAAGTCGTCGAGGCTCACGTCCGGGTGCTGCTTGCCGCACAGCGTGTGCAGCACCTCGGCCAACTTCACCGGGTCGCCGGCCACCTCGACGTAGTTCTTGAACTCGTTGCCGGCCAACTCCGCGAGGTTGACGTTGTGCCGCTCCCGCACCCGCTTCATGCCGGCGACGGTGAACGCCACGTCCCACGTCCGGCCGGTCGAGTCCGCGAACGTCGCCACGGTTTCACCTCAAAAGGTCTTGGAACATCGCCGGGAACTTGCCCTGCACCTTCGTCAGTGCCGGGGCCATGAACGGATTGCCGGGATACCGGCTCGTCTTCAACGCCCGCGGCGTCCGCGTGTGGACCGTGCCGCCCTGCTCCAGAATCGTCGGCACCCGATACGCCCGCTTCGCTCTGTTCTTGAAGTCCGCCGGACCCACCACCACCGAACCGTTCACCGTGTCGTAGGCGAAGTAGATCAGTTCCTTCAGCGGGGACACCTGCCGCGTCGTGACCGTGCCGTCCTTCTTCTTCGAGGTCCGCGTCAGCCGGCCCCGGTGCGCCTTCGGTGGCATCCCCGGCGTGGCCGACTTGTTCGCGTACCGGATACTGCTCTTCGCCTCCCGCCGCACGAACGCCCCGCACTTTGACAACGCCTTGACGGTCCCCTTCCGGGCGGCGGCCAGCACCTTCTCCGAGTCGAAGAAGGAGGCCCGCACGCCGCGGATGGTGACTTCGAGGGCCACGGCTCACCCCGGATCGGAGAAGACCATCGTGGAGGTGGCACCGGCCACCGCGTACTTGGGTTTGGCCGGGGCACTCGACCCGTCCAGGCCGAAACCGGGCTTCAGGTCGAACGTCGCGTACAGCACGTCGCCGATGCCTTGCGGCTGGCCGGTCATGCTGGCGTGGAAGTAACTCCGCACGCCGGCCGACCCTTCAACGGACACCAGCCCGTCAAGAATCATCATGTCGATGGTCGTGCCTTCCTGCGCCGCGCCGAGCAACGCCTGATACCCGGCGTCGGCGTCGTCGCACCGCACGGTCACGGACACGGCGAAGTCGATCTGCGTCGGGTGGTACAGCTTCACCCGCGTGTCGCGGATGCTGGCTTCCACCAAGTCCCACGGGATCGCCACCTGCGCGTCTCGCACGGTCGTGATCGCCGTCCAGGTCGGCGAGCCGTAGGTGCCCGTGTTGCGGTAGACCGCGCACTTCGGGCCGATCTTGATGCCGTATGCGGCGGCCATGTGATCTCACCTCAGTTGAGTTTCAGTTCGCGGAATTCGAGGGTCATATCGGACCAGAACAGGCCGCGTTGCAGCCGGTCGGGGTCGTACACCGCCATGTCGCCGGCCGTCGTCAGCAGCCGTCGCGTCGTGGCGAACACCAGCGGGGCGCGGCTGAAGTCGAGGGCGTCGAACACATGCTCTTGAACGAACGTGACCCGCGCGTCCGTCCACGCCACGGTCGGCTCGCCGGGGCTGGTGTACCGCTCCGCGACGATGACCCCGACGCGGTACGTCAGGCTGTCTTCGCCCCGGTTCTCCGGGTTCGACCCGAACGACGCCGGAAAAATCCAGACGTGCCGATCGGTGTCGCTCGCCATATCCATCGGGGCGAGGTACAGCCGCTCGACCACCGCGTCCGTCGGCACGGTCAACGCCGCCTCCACGGCATCGACCAGCGCGTCACAGACGGTGAGGATGTCGGCGGCCATCAACTCACCTGCGTCGTGTGTACCCGGTACCGGGTGTGTTGCGGGTCACTCCACCGCCACGCCGGCTCCCCGGTGCCCGGCGTCATCACCTCCCACACCCGTTGCGACCCGGCCAACGTCTCCGTGATCCGGTCGCCGATGGCGGGGTCGCCGAATGCGGTCATATCGCTCGACTCGATCAGGTAATCCCGGTCCCCGAACTCGATCCGGGGACCGCCGTCCAACTGCGAGGAGAACACCGTGCGGCCGACCACGGCGGTAATCGTCCGCGTGGTCCCGCCGCGGGTGTACGTCACCTCGACCCCGCCGACCTGCTGCGCCCGGCCGGGCATCCAGTCCTGCAACCGGGCGAACAGCGTGGACATGGGGTTACTGCTCCATGATCCGCAGTTCGGCGCGGTCCACATAAATCGGGCCGGCGGTCGCCGTGCCGCTCGTCTTCTCGACATGAACCAGCAGGCCGAGCGGCCCGGTGGCGACGGCGATGTTGCCGAGGTTGCTAGTGGCGCTCAGCACCTCGACCGCATCGACGTAGTATTTCACGTTCGACGGGTCGCGGGCGTCGAGCCACAGTTCCACCCGGTTCGCCACGGCGGACCCGGCGGTAAACGTCTTCGTGGTGTCGGTCGCGGCCACCTCCGTGGTGCCGTCGTCCGACTCGGCGTAAATCTTGGTGTCGTTCCCGTCGATGTGGAAGAACGCGCTCTCCGTGATCGCGTCGGCGTCGGTCGTGCTGGTCCCGTTCGCCAGGCCGAACGTGATGTCCACGGCGCTGGTGCTGCCGTTCGCGCCAATGCGGGTCACGAACTCGGCGATGGGGTTCGAGGACAGTGCCACCCGGTCCACGCTCAGCATGTCCACGCACTGCGCTTCGTTGGTGCTCGTCAGGCTCAGGCCCATCGCCCCGCCGTACGGCTGCGGCAGGCCGAACCCGCCGGCGGCGGCGGTCCCGGTCGCCACGCTTAGCACCGCGTCCCGGAGGATGTCGATGTCGGCCGGCGGGTTGACGTTGATGTTCACCACGCAGGTGGTGTCGGACGAGGCCGCATCCCCGACCACGCGGCCGAGGTAGAAGTCGCGGTCGTTCACCTTGCGGAAGGTGACGGCGTTGGCGCTGTGGTCCCAGTACGCCCGGCCACCGTCCAGCAGGACGATGGACGAGGCCTTGGTGACGGTGAACTGGCCCGTCGTGGTGATGTTCACCCGGTCGCCGGACGCGGCACCGTTGGCGCTTTGCAGCACTCCGGCCCGGCCGTCGGCCAACTGGATGACCTGCCCCGGATCGAGGGCGGCGGCGGTCGTCAGCCGGATTTCGTCACGACCACGCAGGTAGGCGGCGTCTGCCATGTCTCAGGTCTCCTGGCCACGGCCGTTGCCCGGTCACTCGGACGGGACGGCGGGGGCGGATTTCGCCCCCTTTTTCGCGGCGGGTTTGGGGGGGGACAACACTTCGGTCGGTTCGACGGCCGCCGGCTCCGGGGTCGAGGCCGGCGGGGTGTGGGGGCGCACCTGCCGCAGTCGGAGCAGGCTCTCGAGGCTGCCGGCGGGGAGTTCCCCGGCCGGCACCACGTCGCCCGCCCGGTACGGCACGCACTCGACCACCACGGCTTCCAAGAACTCGTACACGGTCGGCCTCCGTTACGCGGTCGCCTTCTGCAGCCCGCGCCAGTCGCGGGGGCAGATGCCGATCACATGCTTCACCGCCCAGCCGACGCCGTAGGAGCCGCCGGTCAACTGCCAGGTGCGGGACTGCGGGGACCGGCCGGTCCCTTGCAGATAGCCCACTTCGAGGCTCGGGGCCATGCTCGACGCGGCGAACCACGTCGTCGCGCTGCCGCTGTAGCTGGTGCCCGTCTCCGGGTGAATCACGCCGTTCTCGAGTCGCGGCTCCTCGACCAGCGTGAAGTTGTGCCGCTTCAGCGCGTTCAGCTCGCCCGTGGTGCGGGCCACGTCCGTGGTGCCGGCGGACGCGATCAGTTGGAGTTGCGAGGACACGAGGTTGTACGCCGTGTCACCGAGGGCCGGCGGAACGATCAGGTGCGACAGTACGAGGCCGAGGTTCACCCCGTTCTCGCGGACCAGCGCCATCGTCTTGCGGGCCGTGGCCAGCGTGGACGCGGACAGGGCCGAGGAGGTCAGCAGGTTTGCCGTCTCGTTCGAGGCGCTGAACAGGCTGAGCGAGGTCGTGGCGAGCGTCGGGTTCGCCAGCAGGGTGGCGTACACGAGGTCCGGCCGCAGGCGGGCGGCGGCCAGACCCATCGCCCCGGCCTCCTCCGCGAACGCGCCGAGGCTGTCGTTCACGATGGCGATCTCATCGACAACCAGTTGGCTACCGTAGCGGGCCACCTTGTACGTTTCCTTCAGGTCGTCCGGCGCGATGTGATCGGCCTCGGCCCCTTCCGGCTGGCGGGTCAGACCCTTCGTCGCCGTCACCCGGCTCCGCTCTTGGGTCAGGTAGTTGGCCACGTCGGTTTCGATGACCCATCCGCCGGTGGTGTCCGCCGCCTCGACGTACTTCGACATCAGCATGGCGTTCATGCTGGTGGTGATGACGTTGTTGAACGAGGGCGTCGAGAACGCGGCGCGGATGGTTTCCGTGCGGCTGCTGTACACCTGCCCGCCGCTGCACCGGATGGCTTCTTTGGCGAGGTCGAGGGCCGACATGTCGGCGAACCGGTGGCCGGCGTCCATGATCCGGTTTCGGTTCGGGTCGTTGATCCCGGCCTGGAGCCAGGGGGCGTGTTTGAACAGTTCGCCGCCGCGGGCGCGGCCGAACGCCGGGTTGTCCAGGGCCACGCCGCACTTGATCATCAGGCCGGCGGTCAGCGCCTGGATCGTGCCGCCGGGCGTGACACGCAACTGCGGCGGCGGAGTGCGGAGTTGGGAGCGCATCGCCTGGATCTCCGCTTGGGCCGGCGTCCACCCCTCGGCGATGGCGTGGGCGGCCACCTCGACGCGGTTGCCGTTGATGGTCATGGTCGGGCTGCCGTACTTCTTGGCGGCGGCCTGGATCGCGGTGATCCGCTGCGCTTCGGCCTGCACCTCGGCGTGGTTGCTCGCCTGGATCACCGGCGGTTTGGCCCCGGCGTTGGCCGGTAGTTGGTCTTCGGGCTTGACCATCCCGTCCTCGGCGGTAACGGGCATCTCGGCCGGCGTCTCGGCCTCCTCCTCGCCGTAGATTTCGTTGAACTGGATGGTCATCGCCGCCCGCTGCTGCTCGGTCAGGTCGGCCGGGACGAAGCCCAGCGACGTGACCCACGTTTCAAAGTCCATCGCTGAACCTCTCAGGGTGGGGGTAGAACCGGCTACGACCGCCGACGTGAGCGAGTCGCCGCCAATCGTGACAAAACTGATTTCTCGGAGCCGCACGCCCTTCGCCAGCATCGCCGGCCCCGTGTACTGCCGTCCGTTTGCGGTGAACGACTCGCCCCGCTGGTACTGCTCGACCGAGGCCGGGTTGCCGCCGATGGACACCTGCCAGCGGTAGCCGGCGTCCGCGCGGTTGATGACCTCGGCCGCCCGGTCGTCGCTCAGGCCGGACGGCGTGAACACCCCGGCGGCGCGGATCGGCGGGGAGCCGTCGCAGGTGACGGATTGGATTTGCCCGACCGGGCAATCCGCGCCGTGGTTGAACAGGGCGGGGAGTTCCTGCACGCTGGTGTCCAGGCTGGCGCAGTCGATGACCACCGGCAGCGGAAACCCGTCGATCCGCATCGGCTCGCCGGTGTACGCGACCATCTCGAACCGGCGGACGGGGCTGTCCCCCTCGGCGGCGCGGATGGTCACGGGTACGGTCAGCGACAGCGGTTTCACGGCGTCGGCACCTGTCCGGGTGGGGTCGGGGTGAGACTGTCGATCAGGGATTTTTCAGCCGCCCGCTGGCGAATCACGTCCTCCCAATCGAGGCCGCGTTCGGCGCAGATTTCGGCCAGCGTCGTCGTGTTGTTTTCGAGGTTCTTCGCGTCCGCCTCGGCGTCCTTCTGCGGGTCGATGGACACGATCCCGTCCCAGAACCAGACCCACGACCACGTTTCCGGCGGCGGGCAGTCCACGCCGTACTGCAACACCGCTTCCCGTGCCCACCGGAGGAAAATCCGGTCGAGGAACCGGGCCGCCATCCGCTCCCGCTGCCGGCGAATCGCCGCGTAGTACAGTTGCCGGTCGAGCCGCGCGGACGAGTAGTTGTAACCGCTGCTGTTGCCGCTCACGATGTTCAGCGGGACGTTCCCACCGCGGCCGACCTCGTTCAGAATCTCCGTCTTGAACTCGCCGTAGTTGGTGACGGGCTGCTCGGGCTTGAACTGGCTCGCGTCCCAACCCTGCGGCAGCGTCAACAAGGCTCCCCGCACCATCTGCACCGTGTCCATCGCCTCGACGGTGACGGCCTGCTCGCCGGCCGCGCCGTCGGTCTTCATGATGCCGGCAATGTTCGCCGCCAGTTCCGCCGCGCTCAGGGTCGCCAGCGTGTACCGCCGCAACTGAGCGAACAGGGGCAGGGCGGCGGCCATCCACGGCACGCCCCGCGTCTGTCCCGCCCGGCGGCGCTTGTACCAGTGGCACACCTGCCACGCCGGAACCGTTTCCGTCTCCCACCCGCGGTACAGCGACACCCCGCCGGGGTGGTTCATCAGGAACGTGTACTCGACCGGGTTGCCGAAGGCGTCCACCCGCACGCCGTCCGTGTACAGCGGGTCGAACCCGTAGTCCCACGGGTCCGAAATCTGCTCGGCCTCGTACACCGCCAGGTCGAGGCTCACCCGCGTCCGACCGTCTTCGATCAGGCCGGGGTTATCGACGATCACGCCGAAGGATTCGCCGTCGCGAACCTCGGCCTCCTGCATCAGCGTGAGGTCTTCCGCCCACGCCGCCGCCCGGCCCCACGCCGCGAAGTAGGCCTCCATCAGCCGGCCGAGTCGCCGGTCGGTGTCGCCGGGGATGCGGACCTGCGGTCGCGGCCCGCTGCCCACCGTGTCGCCGGCAATCGTCTCGATCACCCCGCCGTAGTACCCGTTGTTCGACGCCTCGTACCGGCTGCGGTCGCGGAGCAATTGCCGCGTCCCGCTGTCCAACTGCGCGTTCGGGCTGTAGCTGTCCGCCGCCTGCCAGTGCGACTCGTTGGCGAGGTCGTAACTGGCCGCGTCGTACCCGGCCCGGATCGCCCTCGGCTTGGCCGTGCGGCGGGCGGGGCGGATCAGCCGGCTCAGTTGGCGGCCGATCCAGCTCATCCGGTGGACCCCGGCGGTTGAACGCGGGCGGTGCGGACCATACCCCACGCCGACCCGTTCGACGCCATCGCCGCCTGCGACCGCCGGTAGCGGTCGGCCGCGATCTGGTCGGGGATCGAGGGCATCGTCACCTGCACGCCGTCCACGCTCCCGCTCTGCGGCTGCTGCGCGGCCACGGCGATGGCGTCGGCGTCCAGGTCTTCGGCGTCGGGGGCGGCCATACACGCAGTATGACGCCGTTCGTCGAGAAGTGAACTCCGTATGCGTCTGGTATTACAAAGTAATCTATACGGGTATAGGCGCGCAGACGGGGCGAACTCTTGGGAGTAGGCTGGGCGGTGGTTCGCTCACCACAACGGGAGGAATTGAGATGCGATCCGTATGCGTGCTGGTGCTGGTGATGGCGGCGGGTGTCGGGGCGGCGGACAAGCCGGATGTCGGCCGGGCGGTGGCCGGGAAAGAGGTGGTGACGCTGGGCGGGGTCACTGTGGCCGTCGAGCAGACGGGACTATTCCCCACCTTCTGGCGGCAGGTCGGCGAGAAGTACGAGCAGACGGACGGGCAGCGGGGCCTCTGCCTCACGCTGAAGGTCAGCACCGACGACGCCACGAAGAAGGTGAACTACACGGCTTGGCGGCACGTCGCCGGGGTCAAGGCGGTGGACAAGTTCGGTAACGGGTACGAGGTGAAGCGGGAGCAGTCCGGGCAGACGTTCGCCGACTCGGTGGAGCGGAAGGCGGTCGTATCGAAGGGCCAGCCGACCGCCGACCGGGTGTACTTCGAGGCTCCCATCGGAGCGGCCGACTACATCGATGTGAATCTGCCGGGCGAGGCGGTCGGGGTCAAGGGCGAGGTATTCCGTTTCCGGGTGCCGCGGGCGGCGTGGGAGCCGGCCCCGGCGAAGAAAGGGCCGGCGAAACTGAAGAAGTGACCGGCGGACGGGGGCGGCTGGCGATCACCCGCTCCCGCGTGACCACCCGGTGCCGGCAGTCGCGGCACCGGCGGTATCGGGTCACGGTGTTCGGTACGGTGCGGTACGTCAGGTACACCTCGTACCGCCCCCCGCACGGGCAGACGATGCCGGCCTGCGGCTCCGCGTGGTCGCTCATGCTCAGCCTCCGGGGGTGGTGTCGGCTTCGGCTTCGGCCCACTTCAGGTACGCGGCACTCACCTCGCCCCGCACCTCATTCTCGGTCGTTCTC